CTTTAGTTCGGCCGTTACTCAAGCTCCTGATGTATATTTAACAAGAGCATTGTTAAGAGCTGCACGTGGCAAGTTCTTCACAGTGATTGATAGAACTATATTAGATGATCTGACTAAAGAGCGCCAGCTTATTAGACAGACTCGTCAAAGTTATGATGGTAAAAATGCTACTAAATTGCCTGCGCTTAAATTTGCAGGTCTATTAGTTACTGGTGGTATTGTTGGTTATGATCATTCGTCTGACTCGGGTGGTGCTGGTGCTAGGTATCTTGGCATTGGTACAATGAGAGAATTTAGTCGCGATACAGTCACTATTAATATTAGGTTAATAAGTGTCGCTACTGGTGAAGTTGTATTAGAGGTTATTTCCTCTAAGACTATATTATCAACGAATACATCTGGCGATGTATTCCGGTTTATAGAACAGGGAACCTCTCTCGTCGAGATCGAGAGTGGCTTGGCCCGTAATGAAAGCGTTTCAATAGCAACCCAAAGAGCTATTGAAGTTGGAGTCCTAGAACTAATCAATAGAGGAGAAGGTTTAGGATTCTGGAAATTTAAAGGGGAAGACTAATGAAGTTAAGACACTCTGGTTTTATGTGCTTACTTTTTGGTATGGCTTCATTCAATGCGGCATTAGCTCAGGATAACACTATCTACATCGATCAAGTAGGTGCTGGCTCAAATATTAATTTAACGCAGGAT